ACTCACACAGCAGCTCGACACCACAGCGCCCCCTTCATCGACGCTGCAAGGCATGGGCAGCATCATGCAAAGTGTCTTTGTCGAGATTGAAGAGCGCAGCAAGCGAGAGGCACCAGCTGGCATCAAGACAGGCTTTGCTGAGCTTGATGGCTTCATTGGCGCGCTTGAAGCCACCAGGCTTTATGTGCTCGCTGCCAGACCTGGCATGGGTAAGACAGCCATGATGCTTCAGCTGTGCTTGACAGCTGCACTCAAAGGGCCTGTCTACATCGCAAGCCTTGAAATGACAGGCAAGGGGCTTGGCGAGAGGGCGCTGGCGCTTGAAGCCAGGGTGGATGCTGGCCTGATCAGAGAGCCATGGCGCCTGAGCCAGACGCACTGGTCTGCCATCCTGCAAGCGTCTGCCAGGCTCGCCAAGCTGCCACTGCACATCGACGATGCCAGCAATGTGACACCAGCTGAGCTTGCGTCAAGGGTGCGCGCCTTTGCTCGCAAGCATGGCCAGCCAGCCCTGGTGGCTGTGGACTACTTGCAGCGCCTGAGTGCACCAGACACAGGCACTGCCAACAGGGCTGAGCGAGTGGGGGCAGGGTCATGGGCCTGCAAGGCCATTGCCAAAGACCATCACTGCCCTGTGTTGCTGCTGAGCCAGCTGAACAGGGAGTGTGAGAACAGGCGAGACAAGCACCCAAAGATGAGCGATCTGAAAGAGTCAGGCGACATTGAGCAAGATGCTGATGTGGTGCTGGCGCTCTATCGTGAAGGCTATTATGAGGCAGACGCTGATCAGACGCTGGCTGAAGTGCTGGTGCTGAAGAATAGGCATGGCAGCATGGGCACTGCCAATGCTCGCTGGATAGGCGCTCAGACGCGCTTTGCAGATGTGGGGTTTGGATATGAGTAAGAAGCAATGGACACAGCAGCCAGGGAAATTCATCGTCGGCCCTGATGACTCAGGCACATGGAACATGGCAGGCCTTGATGGTGGGTTTGTATCAGCCAGCATTTACAATCAAGACCACCCCAGCGCGCGCATTCTGGTGCATGCTAGCGCTTCAATGACACCAGATCAGGCGCGCCAGCTTGCCAAAGTGCTCAGTGATGCTGCTGACAGGGCTGAGGGGCTGCAATGATTGAAGTCATGACCATCAAAGCCATCAGCCAGGCCAGAAGAGATCTTCAGACAGTGCGCAAGCTCAGCAAGCAAGCCACCACTGAGGATGAAGCCAGGCAAGCTAGGCAGGCCTTCTTTAACCAATGGCGCTGCCATCGTCGTCTGGCTGATCTGACACAGGCCTTGATAGAGGCTCAGCCTGGTGGTGGTGTGCGATGAATTGCGAAAAGATCAGACGCATTGCGAAAATTGGCAATGGGCTCGCCAGCGATGCAAGCGCGCTGGCTGGCTCAGCTGGCAGGGTCTGCCTGTGGACAGGGATTGGTATTGGTGTGGCTGGCCTGGTGGTGGTGCTGATCGCCAAGGGAAACATCAGGATTGAGCAAGCGCGCTGGCGCCAGCGCAGAGGGGGTGAAGCATGAAGATGCCAGTGGTGCTTGGTGACAGGCTTTACACCACAAAGAAGGCTGTGACAGCCGATTGCAGGAAGATTCTGAGCGCAGCCAGGGTGCCAACAAAACTCAAAGGCAGGTCACAGCGCTTTGTGTCTGATGTGCTGGCGCATCACCCCCAGCTGCTTGATAAGGTGGGCGCTGGCCTGGCTGGCATTGTGGTGGCGCCATCACAGCACCCACGCAACACAGCCAGGCTCAATTGCTTCTGGGCGCTCAGGCAAGATGGCAGCTTGATTGATTGGAGCTATATCAAGTGCATCACGCCACCCAGCAAGCGCACTGAAGTGCTTGATGCGCTGCGCGCTGAGATCAGGCCACAGATTGAAGACTTCAGGGCTCAGAGCGCTGCCACAGTGTGTGCCATCTCAGGCGCGCCATTGGCAGGCTCAGCAGTGCATGTGGATCATGCCAGGCCCTTTGTGCTGGTGGCGCTTGACTGGCTGTCAAGCCAGGGCCTGGTGGTGGATGCGCTGGCCATTGTCAAAGGCCAGTGGCAAGCCACGCTGGCTGATAGGGCGCTGGCTGAGTCATGGCAGGCATACCACAAAGCAGCTGCCAAGCTCAGGCTTGTCACAGCCACATCAAATCTCACAAGGCAGCGACCATGGATCAAGGGGGTGAAGCATGACACAGTTTGATATCAAAGCACCTTTCCCATGGTTTGGTGGCAAGTCAAGGGCAGCTGAGGCTGTGTGGTCTGCGCTTGGTGATGTGGATCACTATGTGGAGCCCTTTGCTGGCTCGCTGGCTGTGCTTCTCAGGCGCCCACACAAAGCCAATCGCCCCTATCACAGTGAAACAGTCAATGACGCTGATGGCTTGCTGGTGAATTTCTGGCGCGCTGTGCAGGCTGATCCTGAAGCTGTGGCTGAGCACGCCAGCTGGCCTGTGGCAGAGGCAGATCTTCATGCCAGGCATCTTGGCATCTTGAAGTGGCGCACTGACGAGATGCTGTTGAGGCTGATGGGTGATGCTGCCTTCTATGATGCTCGCATCGCTGGCTGGTGGGTGTGGGGTCTGTGTTGCTGGATAGGCGCTGGCTGGTGTTCAGGCAAGGGTGCATGGATCGCTGATGAAGATGGCAGGCTGGTGAAGCAATCAAAGACAGGCAGGGGTGTGGTGCGTGGAAAGCCCTTTAATGGCCATGATGGCAGGGGTGTGTTGCTTGGCAATATGAGAGAGCCAGGACTTGGCGAGCCACACCCCATGACCATGCCAAAGCTCGTCAAGTGGATGAAGGCGCTGTGTGCTCGCTTGCGCCATGTGCGCATCTTGAATGGCGATTGGTCAAGGATATGCACCAAGGGCAGCACACACACCATTAAGGTGCGTATGGGTGGTGTGTGTGGGGTCTTCTTAGATCCACCGTATGGGGCTGATGGTGTGTCTGATGTCTACAACCATGATTCAAGCACAATCGCTGGCGATGTGGGCAAGTGGGCGCTTGAACATGGCGATGATCCAAGGCTGAGAATTGTGCTTGCTGGCTTTGAGGTAGAGCACCAGGCGCTTGAAGATGCTGGCTGGGTTGTGGTGGATTGGTTTCAAAATGTTGCTGAAAGTTGTTTTAAGGGTGGGTATGGCGCCACCACCCAGATGCACAGAGATCGCCTGTGGCTATCACCCCATTGTATCCAGCAAGCCAGCGCGCAACAGACCCTGTTTGCTTGAAGGGGTGATGATGCGCATATATTGGCCAGACAGGCAGAGGGGCTGAGCGATGCCAAAGGGCAGACCCACAAAGCTAAATGACAAGACCCAGAAGATCATCTGTGATGCTGTGCGCAACTGTTTGCCATATGTGACAGCAGCCACGCTGGCAGGCATCACCCACAGAACCCTTGACACATGGATGTCAAGGGGGCGCTCAGAGCCTGATGGCATCTATCATGACTTTCTTCTAGCCCTGAAAAAGGCTGAGGCTGAGGCTCAGCAGATCCTTGCAGCGCGCATTGCTGAAGAAGATGCTCAGAAGGCCAAAGGCTGGCAGAGATGGGCCTGGCTGTTAGAGCGTCGCTGGCCTGAGACATGGGCGATGCGCCAGCCTGAGGCCAATGCTGATGAGGAGATCATTGTGAATCTGGTGGGTGATGACTGATGGCACAGTTCATCTGCAAGCCCCACAGGATTCAGCGCGCCTTCATGTGCGACCCTTCAAGGGTGCGCCTGTTTGTGGGTGGCATTGGCTCAGGCAAGACATGGGCAGGCGCTGTGGAGCTGTTGCGCCAGCCACCAGGCACAAGGGTCATGGTGGTGGCGCCCACTTATCGAGTCTTGAAAGACGCCACACTGCCAGCCTTCATGGAGTCTGCCAGGCCCTTAGTCAGAAGCCACAGGCGCGCTGATCTCGTCACGCATCTGATCAATGGCACTGAGATATTGTGGCGCACTGCCACTGAGCCAGACAGGCTGCGTGGTCCCAATTTGGGTGCCATCTGGATTGATGAAGCTGCCATGATCAAGACCCCTGAAGCCTTTGAGATCTTGGTGGGTCGCTTGCGCCTGAAGCCAGGGCGCATATGGATGACGAGCACCCCAAAGGGCTTCAACTGGCTCCATGCGCTCAGCCAGGATGATGGCACTGCCACACACTTTGCTTCAACGCGAGACAATACAGCCCTGCCTGATGACTTCTATGATTTTGTAAGTGGCCGGTACACCACGGAGCTTGCACAGCAGGAGCTTGAAGGCCAATTCATTGACATGGCCGGAGGTCTCTTTAAGCGTGACTGGCTGCCAGTCTTCACTGGCTCGCTGCCAGATGCTCACAAGGGCCTGAGGTATCGCTTTTGGGATCTCGCTGTGTCCACCAAGGCCAGCGCAGACTTCACAGCCACTGCCAGGGTCACAGTCACTGATGATGCCAGGGTCTTCATCGATGGGCTGTGGCAGGGTAGAGCCAGCTGGCCTGAAGTGAAGAAGCGCATTATTGACACAGCCAGATCTGAGCCAGACACTGAAGTGGGCATTGAGACCATCGCAGGCTTTGAGATTGCCCATGCTGAGCTTTTGCAGGCGCCTGAGCTTGCCCATGTGGCAATGCGCTCTATAAAGCCTTCAAGGGACAAAGCCACCAGGGCTGCGCCTTTGGCTGCAAGGGCTGAGCGTGGCAAGGTCATGCTGATGGCTGGCGCGTACACAGAAGACTTGATAGGGCAGGCTGTGGCCTTTCCTGATGTCAAGCATGATGACTTGATAGACGCTGCCTCAGGGGCGCTGGCGATGACTGTGGGCTCCATTGGAGCTCGCATCAAAGTTGGCAGGTCTCGCACACAGGCAGGCAAGCGAAAAGTGGAGTGGTGACGATGAAAGCAACTGACACACAGATCGCTGTGAGCCTGGCTGAAGATGGCTCTACAGTGGCCACATACAGAGGGCAGTCACTGACAGTGCGCCCATCAGACTGGCTGCACAGGGCTTCAAGGTCTGGCCTGCCTTTCAGCGCTGGCAGAGAGCGCCTGGAACACACACAGGCCTTCAAGCCAGTGTATGCCAGGGGCAGATCTGGTGATGTGGGCATGTTCTGGCGCCTGAGCACCACTGAGCCCATGGTGCGCGATGCCATCCAAGGCGCTGTGTCTGCCATCGGCGCCGCCCCTTGGCGCATTGAGAAGCCACAGCTGCCAAGCCACTTGAAGGGCAACCCAGCTGCACAGGCAGCGCTTGACAGGCACTATGATTATGCCAGCCTGGTGTGGGCTTCATGGACTGACACAGGCCTTGACAGGGTGTGGTCTGATTGGATCGCTGATATCCTGCAATTCAGCATGATCTGTGGCTTCTACCTTGGCGAGATCACAGCCATTGAACGCCAGCTGGCGCTGCCTCAGGGGCCTGTCAGAACCTACCTGATCCCTGAGATACCCTTGACCATCATGCCAAAGAGCGTCGATGAGTGGGTGTTTCAAGGCAATCCAGACACTGGCATGGTGGCGATTGTCCAAGAAACCTTCGATCAGATTGACACCTTTGGCAATGCAGGCCCTGGCTCCAAGGTGATCCAATGGGAGAAGCTGATTCATGTGCCCTTCATGCCAGCAAGCAAAGGCGATCTTGAAGGGCGCTCTATTCTCAGGGCCTGTGCTCGCCTGATCGAGATGAAGCAGAAGGCCTTGCAGCTGTGGGCGCTGGCCACTGAAGTCAATGCCCTTGGCATCATGACCAT